CGGCAGAATACCAGTATTTGCAATCCGTTAAGTTGCTGTTGCTTGCCCTTGCGCTCAATCGCGCGCAAACCAGTAAGCACACAGCAGTGCATTGCTGCCAGCATGAGGCCCATCCACGCGTGGAGGACTCAGACGACGACGAAGGCCATTTTGGTAGCGGTGACGAGGAACCCGTTTGGTTCCCTCCCAACCGCACCGTAGATCCGGCAGCCGACCGATTGGAGAAATCGATCGCCGCACTGCAACGCGCTCAAGGCAGCACGGTTGGTCTCATACCGTGCTTGCCCGCGACTGAGTTCTCGGGCACGCCATATCAAGACATGGTGGTCACAATGAGCGACGAACAGCACGAGGAACTTCTCAAGCAGAGCTTGCGAGCGGAGGGCGGTTCAACGCAGAACGCGTTTTATTGTGGGCCCAACATCACCGGAGCCCCACCGCCTTTGGACACCAAGCACCCCGAGACCTGGGCCAGTGCATACGGACGCCATTTTTGCAAGGTCAAGAAGAACGTCCCGTTGCCCAACGGTGAGGTGTTACTTGTCGTCCACGACAAAGAAGAGTTGTTGCACAAGAAGCTAGGGGGACACCAGCTTCGCGTTTGGAACGATCTCATGACACAGCATGAGAAGTTGTTCCGCGATTGGCTTCAGCAACCACTCAATGCCGCCGTCATCAAGACCGAACAGAAGCCGCATTCCATGGACCAAGAGACGTACGATGCCGTGCGCGCGGAGGTCAATTGGGATGACGAGTACGGTGCGCGTGAGGTGATGCGTGCCGCAGTCTTCTGCAAGAGTGGCGAGAACAAAGCAAAGGCTCGGTTCATCACGATGCCGGGTACCAGCCAGGAAGACGCAAAGCGCCACCAGGCTGGCAGTTCTGCAATCACTCAAATCCTTGAGAAGTTCCATACGGACCAGTTTGGATTTCGCAATTTCAAAGGCTGCTCCCTCACCGGGAAGGCTTTGAAGGTGGCGCGTTTCATTGCGCTCACCAATGACAATTGCGTGTCCATCGGATTTGACAAAGGATCCAACGATGCTACATGGACGCACCGCAAGTGGGCGAAGTATGAGGAGTATAGTATGCGAATGGCACGGATTCTTACCGATGCTTATTTCGAC